CTACAACCATCTCATTTCGATCGATTACAGAACCGGTGTTATTCCGTTCATCGCACACGATCAGATAATCATACAGACCTTCATTGCGTTTTGCATTCTCAAACAGCGGTGTCAATACGTTGATTACTTGCGTTCTTGTGAATACTGTATTAGGCTCGAACACGAAGTATTTAAGAACTCTAGCAGTTGGCTTCTCAAGAGCTAAGAACAAGCGACGCACATTAATACGATCGAATGCACTTGGTTTTCTGAATAGAGTCTTCTGGCCCCAGATTACGTACCCATCGTTAGGGAAGTAGCACACAGGATTTTGTCCGATGCGATAGAGAAGATCGCGTTCTTTTTGGTTAGGATTGATTGCAAGATCTACCACATTGCGTACAATGCCTCTTGTCAATCCAGCCGGTGCAATCCATGGGAAACGATCTCTATCAGTTTCAGCCAATGCGCGCCCTGCCCACCCAGAGAATGGAACCCAGCAATAACCATCAGCGGCGCTGTCGTATACTCTCACCCAGTTTGCATATGATACTGAATATGATGTATTTGCAGCTTGATACAGATTGCGTAGCGGCCAGTATACTACTTTAGAGAATGGATTGGTTACGCGATCGCATTTGGATTCAAATACTTTGTAGTTGGTACCATTAACAAGGAGCTGGCGGAGTGGATCACTAATATGGATGTGGTCTTTGCGTGTTGATTCTGCGAAGTTGTTGAACAGATTGAAGATTGTTTTGTGAGCATCGCCAATACCATTGTCCCCAGTGAAGCTACCGTCAAATGAAGCCAATTGGGTAAGTGCTGCATTCGGTACAAATACAGTATCGTCAAAGATTTCAGACCCTAATGTGGCAGATGTTGTTCTTGTCGTAGCCCAGATAGTGCTCAGCCCGCCATCGAGAGTTATGTCGATAGGAATCAAATCTGGATTCGATACACATGCAAAAATACGAGCCAATTTATCTGGAAGATTACCGATTAATTTATTTGCATCTGTAGTTGTCGCAAATGTGCTAGCTTCATAAAGACTTCTTGATTCTGAGATGTTAGTGGACGCAATTGTTTTGCCGTCTGGCAGAACGATAAATCCTGTGCCTGATACACCAGTTGTTTTCCAGAAGCGAACCTTATTAGCTGGCTGACCGCTAGCGTCTGACCATGTAGTAGATTTCGAAATATATGGATTTACAAGTACTTTCAAATTAGAAGATGAATTATTTACAACATCTTCGATGAAGAATGATTTTGGTGGTCCTCCAAGCGGATCTGCAACTCTGCGTGACGAATCGAGCGAGCCGATATATGTCTCTACTAGAACTTTGTCGAGTGTACTATTACTCGCCCCAGCATAAATGGATTTGCGTACTTTAAAGAGACCCAAGACAATTGTATCGTTGTATGATGTTGTGTCATATACAAAATTCGGTACAGTTTCAAGAATTTCTGAAACAGAACCGGCTACACCGGCGTAGGATGCACTTAGCGCAAACCCAACTCTGCTTGAATCGACAGTGGCATATGTATTCGCACTGTTCACTGCTTTCAGATTCAGAATGTCTGTAAAATCTTGTGTAGGATTTGCTAATGCATTGTCTATAATCCCGACATAATATCCTTCTTGGATGTTATTGGACATCGACTTTGTGGTATCAATCACAATCATACCTGCGGAACTTAGTTTATTAACTCCCGTGCCGGTCGCAAATCTTGTTGCATTTGTTGCAGATAGTGCAGCAGCCGTAGCGCTCGCAGCCCATGAAATATTGTTGTTAATCAAGTCATAATACTCATCTTGTGTTAGTTCGACGTGATATGGTTCACCAAACACCAATGTATTAGAAATCAAGCTAAACGATGAAGTTGCTCCTGTTGCTGTTCCTACTGCTGCTGCACTATATGTCGACGACGCAGGAATTACAGGATACACCAGTGCACCAAATTTTTCACCATAGCTGCTGCCAGTACCACTACCATATGGAATTCTTGTAGCGATAAGATTACCACCGGAATTCAAATACTCGCGGCATGTGTGATAAAAATATCTTTCAGCTGCATTTGCCGGAGTACCATAAACAGATTCAAATTCTGAAAAACTTGTAACTGTAATTGGTTCTTCTGTAGGTCCTTGGCTTGCATATCCAAGAACCCATGTATTAGTGCCAACTGTTGGTTCAACGCGTAGGGTTAGATCGCGTTCTCTGATTTCTACGCCTGGTGATTCGATTGTACGTGCCATAATTACAATCTACTTACATTTTATCTTATGGCCGTTTTTGATTTAACTACAAATTTGTACTGAATTATTCGATGTTGGGTCTAATACGGATTCGAATTCTGTATCGCATAAAAGCTCTGCTCTGAATTGTGAATACATGAAACGAAACTCTCCGGCCATCGCTTTGCTGTCTTGATATGACCAATCAATACCACTTAGATAGACTGGGAATGCATTTGTATACGTAAATTTTATAGTCTTTGCTTTTTGGTATTCATCCAGAGCATAAACTGTCAGATTTGTTTGATATCCAATTCCTGGCATCCCTGCAACTCCTCGTGAAATATTTTTACCATCATAAATGCCATGAACATCATCAGAAATGAAGTCAAGCCATTTATATATGAACCAATAATTGTTAAAATTATTATCTACATTAAATCTTACCGAAATTGGGTCGGGTGCTTGTTTATTATGTGTTGACACCGATATTGATTGCCCTGCTAATCTTTCTGTCAGATATGGCACTGTGATTGACGGTATAACAGAGCCATATACAGTGAATTGCATCGAGTTCGAATTTAACAATTGATTCGTCCGTGCATTTTTGGTTTTTAAATGCCTTAATGCTGGTGGCGTGTCGAGTACAAGTAAAAACCTATCGACTGTTTGTTTATTGAGTGGACTAGAAAGCATATAGATAATTAATATCCTCTTGGCTGAATTCTGCTGCGCTTGGATCAAAATACACCGGCATCTGGCCTCTGAATATAGGCTCGACTGCCAATGTCAATTCACTGATCGGTGCATATTCATAAAACCCATACGGATCTACTAACTTAGAAACTTTACCATTGCGATCTCTTTCGTATACATCATAATATTTTTCAACGATGCCGTTTTCTAGTATAAAAAGAGCCCACACTGTTGCCATGACCCGATCATCCCATGTATTTCTCGAACCATTCTTTTTCCAAATGCCGTTTGAGTGTTTTACAAATGTACGAAATTCATCGATCAAGCCACCGCTTCTGACATCAACACATCTTAAGTGATTGACCCAATAACGCATATTTAATACACTATCATGTCGAACATTAGTATGGCTGAAGATTCCTCTTTTGTTTCTATCACTTTGTTTAGACGGCAGGAAGTCTAATAATCTTGTATAATGATATGATGTAACTAAGGTATCGACAACAGTGCCGCCCATGTTATTTCTTTCGATTGCAAGCATTGGCGAGCCCCACTGTAGAGCTATTTGGTATAATTTTCTAGTAAATGTCAACGGTTCAATTTGCCTATCATGGTATTCGGCGACTTGCTTAATGTTGCCAAGATCTGTAATGTCGTATATTTCCACAACTGACGCGGCTTCTCCTATGCCGTCAGATACATCGACTCCGATTGTATATACATGCGTTTTATCAGGCAAATCAAAGATCTTATAATGCCCATCGTCTAATTGCAATATAGGTTCGCGTGCTTTTTGACGCATATCATCAATGAATGCCTCATCGACAGATCCGCTACCAGTGCTGATAAATTTGTTGTCATATTCTTGAGCAAATGCTTCTTCGTCGCCGTTTAGGCTTGCAAGCATTGATTCTTTCCATTTTTT